TGAGTAGTGCTCGACCATATTATGAACTCTTGACCAAATGCCTTGATTGTGGCACATTGCGTCACCCGTTGATTTATCCGGGTCTACAACGTTGGTTAATGCTTCTAAACTCCTTGTAAAAAGAAGGTTAATGGTAGCATACTTATAAAAGAGAGAATATTGTTCTTCTAAATCTAATATTTCCATACTTTCGGGATTTTGTATCTTCCGAAAAAGGATCTTTTCTAGATTGAGAACACGCTCATCTTTAAGTACCTCTTTATGCATTTTCCAAAATGGCATGTCTTTTACGGCAACTGGTTTATACTTGTCTTGAAACAAGTGGTGGCAATTCATATTGTTTTTTATAAAGGTCGCTATCTTACGATCATTAACGGGTCTTTCGGACTCGTGATCACAAGAAAGGCCTAAACCACCTAACCACTCTGGAATAAACCAGGGAATGCCTAGACTTCTACTCTCGATCTCACCGTTTTTATCAAACTTGGTAAAACCAGAGTATATCTGGAGATTCTTTTTATTATGGTGTATAAACCGACTTTTCACCTTAAGCCAAAGATCCGCAGGACACGTTCGTTTTAAATCACGACACAAAGTCCCCAAATTCTCGACCGATGCGGTTCCACCATAATCCTTCGTTTGAACTCTTGAACGACCAAACACAAGACCAAGATTCACATATTTACGTGATTCCCAGATTCCGGTTCTACGGTCTATCTGAAAGATTTCAGAGTTAATTGTACAGAAGGTTTTACTAAAATACGTCTTTCCAACACTGGAAGAAAGACCAGCAAGCGAGCAGAAATTTTCCCAAACAGGTCTAAGTCTGGTTGTCCCCCGAAGAAGACAATCATCCCCATTAATCATTAAGGGACACTTTTTACCTGTGACACGGTATTTAACACCGTCTGCTTCCTCCATTGCTAATCTACACAAAGCGGCGTTCGCAATACAAAGGAAAGGAAAAGACACAATTGATCCCATCAGCTGACCTTCAGTCTGTGGCCTCATAACCTTAACGGTTAAGTTGTCTTCTCCCTCCCCCGAACTCTCGCTCTCCGTGACAAAAATATGTTTCGTTAAGGCCTTCAAAAACATGGCCTTCAAGTTCACCATAAAATTCGGTGGAAACTTTTCAAGATCTGAAATAGTTTCTCCAACACAAATCATCAATTCATCAAGGATAGCCTCGCTAACCCAAGAATGTAACCGATTGGTACTTGAAACATAATCGCCCGAGACCACCTCATGATTAGGGGGCATACCGAATAAAACACGGTTCACGTCGTCTTCCGTCACAGGACGGCCGATCAACTGAAACACTGGATGTTTCCTCAGCATACTCCATAGCCATTTTTGGAATGGTTTTAAAGCTGTGTATAGGAGAGGGGGCCCTTTACTTATGACCCTAACCTTCAAAGGTTCTGCTAAGCCAACTGCTGCCACGAACGGCAATTCAAATTGGGAAGCATTCCAAACCTTGGTATATACATCTCTCCATTTCTCCTTTAGGTCGGTCGGATCGACCATAACGCAAATCTCATCTTCGGCCTGTTCGTAGCCTAAATTATAAGATTCACAAGCGTATAGACGTTGCTCGAATTTTCCGAGTTCCCCATATAGCGATGACACTTTTCCGAATACTGAACATCTTCGGCTAGCAAACTCTAAGCCTGAAGTTCCTTCCCCAAGAAACCCCACACTGAAAAGCTCACCAAGAGCACCACAACCACTACGAGACCAATTATAATTGGCCGAGGTCGAGGGAAAGAAGGGTTCATAAATCTCTTCATACGTAAAGCATCTTTCATGCTGGAAGAGTTCAGAAGTGGTCCTTCTCAAAGCCGCTAATACCTTGTTCTTTGAAACAATAACCTGATCAAATTGATTTTCAGGGTTAGGACTTATATTACAGTCCAACATAACCTTTGGAATTCCAGTCAACTCTTCTATAGTATCTTCAATACTTTTAGCTATCATTGATTCAGGAACTCGTGGCATGCCTTTTTTTAGGTATAACGACGAGTCTACAAATTGCATAAACCTCTCATAATCAGTCGCTTGCAGCGACATGATGAAATTGTGAGCTTCACCGCCTAATAATGCATAAGGCATATTCATTAAGTGAGTATGGTCCTTCAGCACCTCAAATTTTTGAGACGGCTTCGGTGGCAGGTCTTGCGACCGGTAAAATGCAAAGAAGGCAGCGGTCTTCCACTTAAGGAATTTGACCCACGAACCTTCGCCATTTGTTGCGACATATCTTAGTAGAAATTCTACAGAAGATTTTATTACCTGGTTGCTCTTGAATATCAGAGCACGTTGTTGTGTTGTCA